ATGTGGATCATTACGATGCACACATTCAAACATGAAAGTATAACGTGGATTGTCAGAACATGTTTCGCGATATCGATCGATATGCGGTGCAATCAATTCTTTAGCCATGTTAACATAGTCAGAATCAATAGAACCTGTAGTCGACACGAGAATCTCACCCTTGTACCAAGTCACAGCAACCATAAAGCCATTCACTTTACGCATTGCTTGAACCATTTCATCTGATGCAATTGTTGGTGCATTCTTTTCAATACCATAGTTGTAGATCTTTGTGAATGGATAACTCACAATGTTGAAGTCTTCATCAACAATCAAACCACGGCATTCTTCTAAATGCTCATTCCAAAGACCATCATAAAACACTTTACGCTTATACTTTAATACGCGCAAACCATTACCTACGTCCTTCATAGACACTAGGTCTGAAGTTTGTACATACTCTTTTAATTCATCTAAATACATCAATATTCATCCTTATATGGAATGAGAATTCCTCCAGCGCTGATACTACCACCAGTGCCAACTGACTTCTCATCCTCATCATAATACATTCCAAGTTTGCGCATCATCATGTGCTTCACTCGAAGGTTAGGTTGACGATAGCGATCTGTCGCTGTAAAACCTAACATTGTACCAACTTCACAAACTGCACCGCTACGACAGATACCTGCATAGCAATGAACCAATACGTTCATAGAGTTGTCTAATGCGTGTTGCAATAGACGAACGATTTCAGCAGCTTGTTCTTCATTAATTGCAAATTCACCAATGTTTGGATCCATCTTCACATCACTATCTTCGATATCAAGAAAATCAAACTGATGAACTTCTTTAAAGGAATGTTTAGGTGTGGGGAAGTTGCCAGGTGGATCCATGATTTGAATCAACATAGCATTTGGACCCATGTCAGAGTGCCAACCATTCTTCACGTCGTCCCATGCGACGTTCTCAATCCAACGAATTCCCATTATCTTTCCAATATCACAAAATCACCAAAATGCTTGTCGAACACTTCCAACAAGTTCTCATAATCACCGCTCATCATTTCAGCAATGATTGCTTTACCATCTAAATCAAGTTGACGTGCAAAACGCTGTGCATATCCCATTAAGGCATATGCATTACCGTCAGGACCAGTGAGGTCAATGACAAGTTCTTCCGCGATCTGTTTTGCTCTAATTACCATTTTAGTACTCTTTCAAATTATGGATTTATTATACCACAATTTTTACATGCTGTACATTAAGTCAAAAGTACTAAAAAGGGGCCCCGTGACTTGGGGTGCGTTAGGGGGCCCGGGGTGTCCCCCGCGCTATTTCACTTTGAAAAAAAACTGGAGAAATTCGGTGTTTCGTCTTGGAAAGTACTGCACCTATACAACTACCGCTATCTCCTGGATTAGGAGGAACCCACACTGTTTCCCATTGATTTTTAATTAAGTCTATCGCTTGTCTATTGTGTGCACCACCACCAGCTAGTGCTAAATGCTTTGCACTTGTATGTGTCTTTGCCCATTCGCTCAACTCACACAGCGCACTCTCAAATATGGATTGTGTAGCTGCAGCGATATCATACACGTCTAATTCAGGATGCCATCGCTTACAACCTCGATGCAAGTTTTGTTTCATGCGCATACTATTAATATCAATTAGTTCATCATACATTAATTGAATTGCGTTACTAGCATTACCCCTTTTTGCCCATTCTGCAACAAGGTATTCATCACGTTGAGGAACTAAACCTATGCGCTGTGTCATAGCACTATAAAATAAACCTAAACTATGCGGATATTTTCGACTATAAATTTTATGCATGTTACCATCATAACAATTCCATATAGTTAAGCATTCAAATTCGCCAATGCTATCTAAACAAATGACTGCACAATGATTATGCGGCTGCGTATAATATGCATAAGCAGCATGACTATTATGATGATTGCCATAAGTGATGGGAACATTAATACCATATCCATTAAGATACTTCTTAATATTATTCTCTGTAAATTTCCAACCTTGACCAGCGTATAGTTGTCTTGCTGTTTTTAAAAACGGATTCTCATACCAAATTACATTATTCGGTTGTCCCCATTTAAGTGCGTAGTCAATTAAATCTTTGTGTAAGTGTGCATCATTCTTAATACCACTGAAGCATTCACTACGACTAGCAAATACAAATTCATTGTCCACAAAAACTGCTAGTGCTGCATCATGACTATTAGCACTTATTCCCCAAGTAATCATTCGAAATGTTTATTGTAAATATGATTTGCAAAATTAGAATGCGCTTCAATTCCTGGATGGTGATCTGATCCTGTCGTAGGTAAACTAGGATCATGAATCACTTTACAGCTATCGTGATCTACTGATAAAGTATACCAATCGTTTGGATTTGGAATCACATAAGGAGATTGCAATGATGGTTGTAATCGTTGTCTTGCACGCTCGAGTTGATTCATATATGGTTCATATTCAACACTTAGATGAATAACTTTGGCACCAGTTGCTCTTAAGAATCCATCAACCATCATCTGTAAAACTAGATTGTTGTGGTATCGATCGTACATAATCAAAGGATCGAATGTATATTTGATAGCGCTTCTCATGTACCAATCGATCTCACCTTCAGCGTTATCTTGTACATTCACATCTTCTAAACGACTCAAGCCAAAAAACTTGTTAAATCCTGGCAAGATACGCGTGATGAAATTGTTTTCTTTATCTGGAAGATGTGTAAGCGGAACTGCGGTCCTAGCTGGCCACTGAATACTTAGTCGACTAAAGTATGTCCACATTACTATGACTGTGTCACCAGGTTTAATACTTGGTCCTGCTACTAAACATTGACGAGCGATCTGTTGAAAACATGCGCCGCGTCTACCATGATTCACAACTGGTAATCCGAGTTTATCAGCTAACACTTGAGGCCATGCGAATTTACTTGGTGCAAGAATGTGTTCATCAAACCAATTAGTTGGTCGACCTAATGATGCTTGTTCTTCTTCTGTAAGTGGTGGTCTAACTACATCGGGAAGAGCATGACCCTGTGTTATACTACAACCAAATGTATGTAATGTTGCCATATTATTATCCATATTATTTGTAAATGAATGGATCTTGTTCACGCAATTCTTTTAGCAATTGTTTACGTAACTTATATTTCTTGTAAGGAATAGTAAGCCAAGACCAGATCTGTTTTAATTTTGTCATATCTTATCTATCCTCTTCGCATACGAGAGATTTCTTTAGCATCGTCTTCGCTAAAGACTGGCACTGCATTAGATTTGTGCAGTGTGCCGATACCAATCATCTTGGTGCCAGTATATTGTTGTTGTGGTTTTTTAGTCGTGTCGTGATGACCGCTATTAAGTGATGGATAGTGAGGTGTCTCACGTACATACGTTTTTGATGTGATGACCTTAGTAGCTACTACTTTTAGTGGCTTTTTAGGTTCATACTTTTTGATGAGAGCGTCCCATGATGCAGCAAGTTCTCGTTGCTTTGCAGTTGGCTTACGCTTCTTCTTGCGAGATGTTTGATTAGTATAGATCAGCATGATTAAATTATACCATACTTTTTGCATGCTGTAAATGGCGAACGGGAACCGAAGTTCCCGCCGAGATATTGATCACCTACTTTCAGTGGTATGCGTATTCTTGTGCCTTATCGATGAACGCATCGACTTGCGCTTTCTTTAGTTGAAACTGACCAACTTTGTCGCTTCGACCCTCCTTCTGCATTCGCGCTATTGCGTAACTTAGTTCGCGTGAATCTTGTTTTAATTTTTCTAATTGTGAAGGAACCATACTCTCTCCTAAAGGATTGTAACTGTTATAAGAATTCGCATAATATAGATTTGTTTGGTGATGTGTCTCCTTGAAAAGAAAAACGGACCAGAGTCAATTAAGACTTGGTCCGTCGTGTTATGCTGTGTGAAAGCGTTTCATACTTTTATTTATTTAACGATGAGTCCTGGGAACGCTTCTTGGACAAGTTTTTTCGTTAAACCTTTATAAACTCCATCAAGTGTTTTGTCTTTCATGTGACATACTAACTCAACTTCTTTGCTATCGATTCTGTAGCAGATGTCAATAAACATCTTTTCTCTACGCATCGGATTAACCTGTTCACCTGGTCCACCTTTAACAAAGTATCTAAACTTTTTAGTTTCAGTTACTAGACGTACCTTATCGTAGAGTTTCTTCTGATCTTCTTCAATTGGTGGTACACCCTTTGGCAAGATGAATTGTACTGTATCATCGAATGCACCTTTAAGGATGTCACGTAATTCAAGTGTGTTGTTCTTGCGGAGGATTTCAAGTTTGTCTTTACGTGCGTCAGCCTTTGCGACTAAATCCAACACTTCACTAACTAATAATTTTTTTGCCATTTATTAAAACTCTTGTACAGAATCAACCAACATTTTACAACGTTTTTGGATTAGATAATTTAAAATACGTCCACGAGGTGCAACCTCTTGGTTCTCATATGTATTTATAATACTTTCAACAATGTCTTTTGGAATATGACGAAAGTCAATCAACTGTTGGTTACGTTGGAAGTTGCGATATGTATTCTCATCCATCGTATCCTTCAAGTTCTCTGCATTCTTAATCCAGTTATCTAACTTGTCTTGTGTGATATTCTTTTGTCGTATGCCTTCAACAAGGCAATTATCGGCAGAAAGAATATTAGGAATGCCATCGCCTTTATCACCACGAACAATATGTTCAAAGAGGTAGAGGCGAGGGTTGGAGTCGGCAACCATTTTCTTCTGTGTTGGTGAGAACTGTTTGACATTTTTGTATTTATGCAATTGAATGAAGTCACCATCTGAAGAGATGATCATGACTGGTTCGTTCTTACCAAATTCCTGTGTGTTCTCTACTAGAGTAGCGATAACATCATCAGCCTCAGCACCATCAATACGAATTACTTTATACGGAAAGTTTTCTTGAATCTCATCACGTACGGTGTTAAGGATCTCGAAGAATAGTTTCCAATCAAGGCCAGATTCTTCGCGTGCTTTCTTACGATGTGCTTTGTATTGAGGGAATACTCGCTTACGCCATGTATTACCACCATCACAAGCGATAACAATTTGACCGTATTCTGCTTTATGCTTCTTAGCATACATGCGAATCGTATTAAGGATTAGATGGCGCATGAATGCCTCTGTCAGTTCAGCATGTGGCTGAGCATAGAAAGCTGCGATGGAAATTTGAGAGTAGTCAATAATAATCATAATTTAATTATACCATGTTTTAAGTCTGTTGTAAACCTTTAATGTGTGCTTGATGGACTTTAACCATAATCCACTCATTATAGTATTCACTGCTAGTTAATACATTGCGTGTAAATTGTTCGTATGCTTCTAGGTAATTGCATTCACCCTTACCCTTACAGAGATGCAGGATTTCACGAATGTAATTGCTTTCACCGTTCTTTGCTACATCTTCGATCAGCACTTTGTTTGAACCGAAGTATGTTTGCCAATCAGATTCAACTTTAAGTTTCTTCTTCTTGCCTTTAACTTGTTTAGTCTTACTAGACCAAAACAGTTTCTTACCAACATACTTCTTGTTAGTAAGTTTACATGTAATAAGGTACACAAATCCGTATACCTCTTTATGTGTTTGTTCGCCTAATTCGTAAGGCTTACCATTGTATATCCATGTCATCGTCGAATCCACCATTCTTAAGAATGTCTAGATCATCGTCTAGCTCATCTTCTATATATGATGATCCGCAGAATGGACAATAATTCGGTTCTTCATTGATCTGATCGATGTCATACTCAATGGTTGCTTCAGCACCACATGTGATGCATTCCATTTGTTTCTTTGTCATAGAGTTTGTTCTTTTAGTTCTATCCATGTTTTTAATTTATCGAAACCACCAATTAGTTCGGCGCCATTAAAAATCTGTGGAACTGAACGTAAACCATGTTCTAATAGTTGATCTCGCCCTTGAGCATTAGTTTCGATATTGATTTCGACAAACTCAATGCCTTTTGATTCTAACAACTTCTTTGCTTGTACACAGTATGGACACACTGTCTTTGAATATACAATTAGCTTCATAAAGAAAGTCCTTTCATTGTTTCTGCTGATACGTCTTGCTTAACGCCACCAGTAATGTATGATGTAATTTCCGTTTCTTGTGGTGCAACTTGAACATTACCACCGCCAATCCACTTCTCTGTCCATGGCAATGGATTAGATTGTGATACACTATATGGACAGTGATATGACAATGCACGCATACGACGGCAACCAATCCACTCTACATAATCGCCAAGTAATTTTTCATTTAAACCAATCATCGAACCATCTTTGAATAGGTATTTTGCCCATTCTTTTTCTTGTTCAATAGCAGATTTAAACATACCTTCAACTTGCTTCTCAGTTTCTTGGCGAATCTTTGCAAAGTCTTCATCATCTTTCAATAGATGTTTAATGATTGAAGTGCTTGCTGCTAAGTGTGTATTCTCATCGCGTGCAATGAACTTGATTACCTTAGCATTGCCTTCCATCTTCTTGAGTTCAGCAAATGCCCAAGAACATGCGAATGACACATAGAAACGAATACCTTCAAGTATGTATACGCTCATCAAACAAAGGAATAACTTTTTCTTTAACTCGTAAAGATCAATGCGAATAGTTTCCCCATTAACTGTATGATCGCCAACGCCAAGTAATTCGAAATATCGAGAATAAGAAATAAAGTCGTCGTAGTACACACTAATATCATGAGCACAATCAAGAATTGGCTTAATGTTTTTAATTTCGTCAAACACAATTGAAGGATTTGCATAAACGTTCCTAATGATATGAGTATATGATCGTGAATGGATTGTTTCAAAGAATGCCCATGTTTCTACCATAACTTCTAGTTCTGGCACAGATGCCATTGGAAGGAATGCTAGATTAGGTGAACGTCCTTGTACAGAGTCAAGTAAAATCTGTCGTTTAAGGTTTGATGTGAAGATATGTTTCTCATGATCATTCAAATCATGGAAGTCTTTACGATCTTTAGATAGATCAACTTCCTCTGGTCTCCAAAAGAAACCAAGTTGTTTATCAGTAATCTTTTCAAATTGACTATAGCGAACAGTATCGTATCGTGCAATGTCTACAGATTCACCGAAGAACATTGGAGATTCTAGATGGCTTTTAGTTTTTAATTTGAATACTGATGACATTACCATTTCCCTAGTGGACATTTAAAAGCGGGTACAATTAACTTTAAATATAAAACACACCCACATGCTTTACATTTTTCAATCTTAAGAAGGTCCGTCTTTTTAGGACAGACCTTGCATATTTCATAACGACTAAGAGCTAACTCTTTTAGATCTTGCATGACTCACAATCATCTTCACCATCAACTGGTTGTGCAAGTTCATCTTCAATTGCTTTGAACTCTTTCTCGTGCAATTCACCTGCACCATCATGAGTGTTGAAGTAATAGAGTTGCTTACCACCATACTTATAAAACATTACCAAGTGCTTGATCATATCGGACATTGGAACTTTATGATCTTCATAATTCTCTGGATTATATGATGTATTTACAGAGATACCTTGATCGATATACTTCTGAAGTACAGCACAAATCTTTAGGTAACCTTCAGGAGATTTTTGATCCCATAATAAGTCATAGTTGTTCTTCAACTTATGGTAACCTGGTACAACTTGTGCCATCACACCGTCTTTTGATTGCTTGAAAGAAACCAATGCGCGTGGTGGTTCAATACCATTTGTTGAGTTACTAATCTGTGCAGATGTTTCTGCTGGCATCAATGCCATTAGAGTAGAGTTACGAATACCATATGTGGTTAATTCACTACGTAGTGTTACCCAATCCATACGTTCTTGATGTGGAACTAATTCATCCACTTCTTTCTTGTATGTATTATTTGGTGTAAGACCTAATGAATACTTAGTTTCTCTCCACGCTGGACATGCACCTTTTTCTTTTGCAAGATTCACAGACGCTTTGATCAAGTAGTATGACCACGCTTCTGTATATTCATCAACTACAGGTAATGCTGATTCATCATACTTTAGTCCACGCTTTGCAAGGAAGTATGCGAGGTTGATGATGCCATTACCAAGAGGGCGGCGAGCTTTCGTTCCGCGTTCCGCTGCTGGGACTGGGTACCATTGGTAGTCGAGGAGTTCGTCGAGTGCTCGGACTTGGAGGTCGCAGTACTTTTCAAATTCTCTTGGTTCGTTGATAAGTCCAAAGTTGGTGGCAGACAAAGTGCACAAACTGATTTCGCCATCAGTATCCTCCGCAGATGTAAGTTCAGTAGTTGGTAAATCGATTTCAGTACATAGATTGCTCATACGAATAGGAGCAACTTCTGGTATGAATGCGCCATGACTATTAGCATGATCAACGTTCATTAGGTAGATACGACCTGTGTCTTTACGTTCAGTTAAGAACTGTGAGAACACTTCGATCGCTGGAATAGATTTCTTACGAATGCTATCATCTGCTTCATAAGCAAGATAGAGTTCTTTAAACTTGTCTTGATCTGCATAGAATGCTTTATACAAATCAGGTACATCGTGTGGAGAGAATAGAGTAATGTTTCCACCAGTCAATAGACGTTCATACATTGTCTTGTTGAATTGGAAACAATAATCCATGTGTCGAACACGATTCTCTTCAGTACCTTTGTTGTTCTTAAGAACGATAAGACTTTCGTATTCGAGATGCCAAACTGGAAGATAAACTGTTGCAGCACCACCACGTACACCACCTTGTGAACATGATTTAACTGCAGCTTGGAAATATTTTAGAAAGGGTATGAGGCCTGTGTGGACAATCGAACCGTCACCAATACGACTACCAATAGCACGAATTGCACCAGCGCCGATACCAATGCCAGCTTTCTTAGAAATGTAGCGGACAATAGAAGTCGATGTCGCATTGATGGAGTCCAAAGAATCACCTGACTCAATAAGCACACAACTACTAAACTGACGAGTAGGAGTGCGAAGGCCGGCCATGATTGGGGTAGGAAGGCTAATATAGAATTGAGAAATTGCATCGTAGTAGTCCTTTACATACTTTAAGCGAGTCTCTTTAGGATATTGCATAAAGAGATTCATCGCAATCAACATGTATAGAACTTGAGGCGTTTCGTATGGTGTCTTAGTAGAACGATCTTGAACTAAGTACTTACCACGGAATTGTTCCATACCAACATATGTGAATTCATTATCGCGATCATGCTTGATGTGTTTATCAAGTGTTGCGAATTCATATTCATCATATTCGTTTAAAACTTGGCCATCATAAACACCACGCATGATATTTTGAATAACGATGGTGTTCAATGGCCATGGAGTGTATTCACCATAGACTTGCTTGCGTAACTTGTAATTGACAAGACGTGCAGCAACGTATTGATAATTAGGTGTTTGTTCAGAGATTAATTCTGCTGAAGACTTGATGAGCAATTCATGAATGTCATCTGTCTTCATCTTCTCTGTGATTTGGATATTAGCTTTAAGTTCAATCTCGCTAATTGAGACACCATTAATACCTTCTGTGGCCCACTCAAGTACCTTATGGATTTTGTTCACATCAAACGGTTCAGATACACCGTCTCTTTTTGTAACATTAATATTGTGCATTTATAATAAGACTCCGAAATTCATAAAGTATATTATACCATACCCGCAATATGTTGTACATAGGCAGGTTGGTATATTTTAGTGGGGGTTTTTACGGGTTAATTTTTTTCTGCTCAGATACCCAATCCTGCAAAGCTTTTAGTTGCTCTGAGTTTTGGTTGCAGATTCCGTAGTTGTCGATGATGACTGATTGTGCTTGAGAGAGTTTAACTTCTGAGGTTCTCTCATCAATAGCTCCGGCGGGGTCGGGAAGCTCGTTTTTTGCGGCAGCGTCGTGGAGCACGCTGAAAGAATTAGGCAACTGACACTTAGCATCAGAATTCGTGTTAACATATTTAGAGATTGCATTATTAGTTTCCTTAACGACTGTAAGTTTATCTATATACTTCGTTACAACTTTCGTAGATACTTCTGCTTCTTTTTGTTTAAGCGCAGCGATCTCTGCTTTTTGTTCTAAGACTTTCTTTTGCCATGATGCTTCATTAGAAATACCACCACACATGTATATAGAAAACAAAAGCACAATAGCAGAACCAATCTGGACTGGTTTAGCATATGTGCTAATGAATGGTAGGTTATTCAAGAATGTGGCAGCAGTTAATGCCACCACGCTTAACATCAATGTTGCATAGAAAATCCAATCTGGTAGAAAGGATAATAAAAACATTATTTGTCATGCTCCTGTGAAACAAAGAAACTAAACTTCTTTAACTCTTGACGCTTCATTGGTGGTTTAGTCATAACTGATTTTTTACCAGCATCACCTTGCGTACCAGCAATTGCTCCGCCACCAACACTATTAGCAGCAACTTCTTCTTTAACTGCACGAACAATCTTGAACTTATGACCTTTTGCGCCATCAGCTTCTGCTGCACGTAAACCTTCTTCAGCGTCATGACGACCACGGTGTGGACTTAACACTTCACCGGTTGTTACGTTTTTAACAAAGTGTGTAGTTGCATTAGTAGCACCAAGATCTTTGTGCTTAGATACACGTTCTTCTTTAACATCTTTCTTAGCACTTTCAAGTTCACGAGTACCATGAACTTCAACTGAATCATTCTTTTCAGCCCAATCATTTAGATGATCATGACTTTTGAATGTCTTGCGCCAAGGAGTTCCCTTCATACCTTTGATACCGTGTGCTTCAATAGTATGATTTTTTGGTGCTTCGTCGATCTGTTCAGTCGCTTCATGAATCTTATAACCTTGTTTTTCAAGGTGAGCACGTGCTGCTGCCTTAGCTTCTTCATGAGACTTGGTACTATTAGTAATAGTAACAGTGCGGCTATGTTTCTCGCCACCTTCTTTAGAAACAGTATGAACAATCTTGTGAGTACGACCTACTGGATCTGGTACATGATACTCATCATCTTCGCGATGACGCTTTGCGAAACCAGTACGGTTATCATGGTGATTATAACCTTCTTCCACAGATTCTTTCTTTAATTTAGGTACTTCAATCTGTTCAAGTTCTTTCATGACTTTATGACCATGAACTTCGTAACCGCTATCTTCGTAATGCTTATATGCTTTCTTAATAGCATGTGCTTCACCGTGGTGTGTAGTCACAGTAGCTTTACGGACTTGACGCTTGCCATTCTTAGACACTGTCATATGAATGATGTGATGATTTTCATTCTCACCTGGTTCTATAGGTTTAGCAACAACATTTGTAGCTTCAACTAATTGTGGACCATGCAAGAGATAGTTAATCCATTCTTTATGGACTTCTTTCTCTAGATCGTGATGAGATTTAGGTGCATCTTTCAATGACATAACAATGAGTGCACCATATTTTGCTTTACCAGTTTTCTTGTCAGTACCACGGTTCTTCATGCGTGCACGGAACTGTGTCTTACCTTCTAATTCTGGTGAACCAAGTTTAGCAGCATCATTACCAGTGTGGTAGAAACCATGACCTTTACCAATCTGAATGTAATCAGTCTTGCGATCTTTGCCATAGTGTGCTTTGATTGGATCTGCATTTGGATGATCTTTATAAACGTTACCCATTTTTAGGTCTTCGTTATAATCACCTGTTGGTTTTCCCCATTTTTTGTTTACATCTTTAAGAAAACCAGATTTGTGAATAGCTTTATATGTTTCTGGATATTTCTTCTTAGATGCCTCTGAAATATCCCACTTTTCGCCATCATGTTTTAGTTCGATTTGACCGAACATAGCTTTGCTATCAGCTTTGATTTCTAGATTATGCTTTTTACCACCATGATTGAACTGTGCATCAGGCGCATCAGCTGATGAACCAGCAGTCTTAGCATCCTTATCTGCCTTACCATGTTTCTTTAAGATATTATTAATCTGTTCTTCATAGTCACGACCACCTTGACCAGTTGGAACTTTCTTAGCATCGCCTTCAGCAAGCATATTAGCAACTAGCATAGTTACATCTAATTCTTCGTTCTGACGACTTGCAATTTCAGCTGACTTCTTAGCAGCAGCTAACATCTGTTCTCGTTTATTCTTGATTAGTTCTAACTGACCAGCAACTTGATCATTCTGTGCAGATTGATTCTCTTTGTGCTTGTCGCGAATTGCTTTCATCTCATCTTTCATTGATGAGAGTTTACGTTCTAATGATGGATTGATTGGCATATTCGTTATCTATAAATGTCTTCTGGAGTTATGTATATTGTTTGCTTGCTTGACACATGATATACTTTATAAACATTCACACCATCAAGGTTGCCCTGTGGCATACAACTCATTTCGTTTACTAAAATTACTGAACCTTTAAATGCAATTGTTTCACCAGTAACTGGAGAAATACAGTGTTCAGCTAGCTTATATTTACCAGGCAATAATTGATCGCCTTTAGTCATCCACATCTTTGATTCAGACAATGTATTGTCTAACTCTAGACCTTGATCTTTTACATATTTTTTGAAACCTTCTAACACTACTTCTTTGCTCATGTTAGTATTTTCATGGATTAACCAAAGCGCTGCTGCATATGATGCTAACTTTGTTTTACCCAATGGGATTTTATTCAATAGACGTTTGATATTATAAACCAATCTAAAGAATAATGTGTATGAATCCTTTTCTTCAGGAGTTACAGGTGAACGTAACTTCTTTCCATCAGCATCAACAATACCTAACTGATACGCTTTAGTCTCAGTCCATGGTGTAACGAGTTGACGAAGGAATCTAAACGTATAGTAGATGTCTACCGCTCGTTGTATGATTGCCATTTAAATTTTCCTCAATACCTCTACAACCTTTTGATCTAGAGGTACTTCAACATATTGATCTTCTGGCAGATAATTCAAATAAACTAGAAATGTTTTTAATAAAGGCCAGTTCTCTTTATCAATCTTATAGAACATCATGTGATTTGCCGCTTTAATACCAAACACATTATATAATACGATCAAGTGGTTTAAAATCAGGCGTTCAGCCAATTCATTTGTAGTTTCATAACGATTAAACAATCGTTTGATGTACTTAAATTTCTGCAAGTCTTCTTCAAATTCCTCAGTCGTCATACACTGAGGATTATTATAATTCTTTGCCGCAAAAAGCATGAAGTTTTTGCTAGTCAGTTTTTCAAAACTTTGCATAATAACCTATGATAAAAGGCAGAGGTTTCCCTCTGCCGTTTCTTACTTAGCGGTTTTATTCACACGCTTTTTTGGTGCGCTTTTCTTTTGGCTCTGTGTCGATGTCTTCTGCTTTGCCGCCGGTTTCGGTTGTGCCACCTTTGATGACGGCTTCTTTGAAACTGATTTTGACTTTGCCTTTGATACCGAGTTTGCTGTCGCCGTCGTAGTTACCTGCTCCTTGACCTTTTGGGGCTGTGGCTTGATCTCTGGCTCCACTGTCTTGCTTAACTGCGGTTGGATCGTCTGTGACGTTGATGACGTGCTTGTCGAGAAAAGTTGCTTCACCTTCTGAATGAGGTTCCATAATTTCTGCATCTTGTTGTTTATCCTTCATATTTGCATGTTTAATTTCTTTAGCACCCATCTTGACTACGTCTTGTTGGATTGCCTCTTCTATATATTCACTATATTCTGCATAAAAACCGTAGTCAGTTGACTCATTCTTCTGCGCTGCATAGTAAGCAGCTAAAGCACGTTCTTTGCGCTTTTCCTTTGAATCACCAGCAAATTTTGGATTATCTGATTTAATAAAATCACTGATCCATTTGCCAGCGCTTGCGTCTGCTGATAGTACTTCGCTAATTAGTGTATCATAATTGTATTCTGTATCTGCTTTGTCATAAACATAAACGTCATGGTGTGCAGCATCTGCTTTCTTAATACGTTGATGTGTATGTGCACCTGATGATGCGCTACCTGGTTTTCCCCAGTTTGCTTTAGAATACTTGTGTGCGTTTGGATTATCTTTACCTAAACGACCTTGTAGAACAACACGCTTGCCAGTACCTTTATGTTGTGCCTTTAGATCAGATAATTTCTTCTCTGATTCTGCATCACCTGGTTTGTGAGTGAATTGATATGAAGAACTATAACGAGCTTGTGCTTCGCCTAACATATCTGAACCATCGTACAATGTACCGTCTTCGAGTTCTTCTAATTCTTCTTTAACAACATTTTGTTCTTTAGCTTTACGGCGTGCAGCCAAATAAGCTTGGAAACCTGGAGAATCTGATTTAGAACCAGTTGGTTTATATGCAGCTTCTTCTTTAACTGGTTTGCCTTGTGCTGCAGCGTGGGCCATTAAACGTTCCCATGCAGCATCAGATTCTTTCTTCTTGTCTTCAGCATCTTTACCAGTTAATGGTTTAGCTGGACGCTTGCTTAATTCTGTACGAGCAGATTGTGTATTAGCAGCTTTAGCTTCATCTAGTTCAACTGATTCAAACATACCAGTCTTTTTGTTGTATAGTTTATTCTTATGATACAATGCACCACCTTGGTGCTTGGCAAGTTCAGCTTTAGCAGAATCTAATGTGCTATGCTTTGTGTGATGTTCTGGATTGTTATGTGAATTAGAATAAACTTTATATTCATTTGCTTCATCAACTTGAACAGATTCATTCTTTTCTTTACGCTTCTCAGCTTCATCATCTTTTTGCTTGCCACCACCGTAACGCGTGCCTTGCTTTTTACCAGATCCACCATTTGGTTGAACACCTTGACGTGCTTTGACGTCCTTAAGCATATCATCCCAACCTTCTTTCTGTAGTTTCTCGACTGTGTCGCTAACAGAATCTTTCTTAAAAATACCCCAAGTCATTTCTATTTCCTTTATTGTAATTTTGCAGCAACAATCGATACCCAATCGATGTGACCTATTAACCAACCAATTGTAATTGCACCACCGACAATCATCCAACGCCATCTTTCTAGAATGTCAACACGTTCATTGATGTCTTTAATATCATTCTGAATTTCAATCTGAATTTCGTGGTGCTGTTCTTTTGCAGCCTTAGCAGATGCATTAAGTTTAAGTTCTAGACGTTGATCCATGTGTTCGATCTTCTCAACGATCTCGCGATTGCCAGTAGTAATACGCGAATGGATTTCTTTTACATCTGCCTTCAAATCCTTGACATCTTCCTTTATGCCTTCAACTTGGATTTCCAATTTAGCTATTCTTTCTGCTTCCATGTCGTTCACTTAGATTTCTTCTTTTGCGCTTGAAGTGCAATACGAGCTAGGTGACGTGCACGCGATTGCGGTGTATGTACAGCACCGGATTTATCTTTAACATCAGTTGGTGTTTTAGTATATGGACCATCAAAAGGAACATCGTCTTGTTTACTTTCCTTCTGTACATCCATCTTAACACGATTGAAAACCATATCATCTCCTGTAACTAAAGAGATTAATTCTTCAGTGACATTCAATAGCAATGTACGCTGTGCAACTGTTAACGTCTTCTCAGCTTTAAGAGATGACATTGCAATACGTAACTGAGATACAGAATCTTTATCTACCAAGCCTAGACGTGCTAGTTGCATTAGACGTGTATCTTGTTTATCTATAGCCTCTTGTATTTGTTCTGTTTCTTCTTTAGTTAAACGTTTAAGTGCACGATTGATACCGACTTTACGTTTTTCTTGACCAGCTTCTTTTTCTGCTTGTGATTTGTACTCAGGTTTAGCACCATCGTTTGCACGATCCCAATAACCGCTGTGATATCCAGTATCAGCACGATCATCAGAAGCTTTCTTAACGTAAGAACTAAGAGTAGATTTCTTCAATTCGTCAATTTGTTCAACTGATTCATTGAAGTGTGAGTGAGCAACTGTAGTTTTTCTACTTGTGCCTTTAGCAGAAAGGTGTACATTATCACCTTCACGATGTGCAGATACTTTACGGTTTGTTTCATCTGTGAAAGATGTATGTTCACCGTCTTTTAATTTCTTGATTGCTTCTTGATGTTCAGGATGCAATGGATATGAAGTGTCAGAACCATGGTGTACAGTAACCATTTTACCCCAAGAATACTTGTCTTTCTTGACAGTAACAGCTTCATCTAAAGATTCTTTAACTTTACGTTTAGCTTGAGCTTCTTTCTCAGCTTCTTCTTTTTCAGCAGCAATTTCTTCTTCATCCTTAGGATCAGCATAAGATGTGTCAGCAATCTTCTTTTGCTTATGCATCTTTCTACCAGATTTAGAAATTACATAATCAGCAGAGGCAACAAATCTTGCCTCTCCTAAAATTTCTGTTAGCGACTTCATTGATTAATCTCCGAATGCAACTGATACTGCAACGCTATTATTACCGTCTACTTGAATCGTATCAGTTGGCAATTTGCGCAAGAAGAAAGTTTCTCCAGTATGTAAACTACATGTACCAGTAGTAACACCGCTGCCATCTTTAACAGTTAAAATTACTTCGGCATGGGCGTGGATACGAACAAGATGCGCACCACTTACTGTTGTAGGTGTATCAGCAACTAGAGTTTCCTCAAGGCCCAAAAGTTTAATGATTCTATCGCTCATTTTTATTTCCCATCGAATGTTGACAAGTCTTCTTTGAAGGACTTGATTTTAGTTTTAGATTTTTTAGATTCTGTAATAGAAGTACCAGTCATTAGTTTATTAATGAATGCTTCTTCAACTTTCACAATGTCTTTCAACCACTTACGTTGCTTCTCGCCTTCATAAGTTTCAATCATTACATAGTTTGAACCTAAACGTTTGATTTGACCTAACTGTTTTGATTCTTTAACTTCAATGACATCACCTATTTTGAATAGATTTCCATTGACGTATTCTTCTCGTTCTTTACTGAGTGTTGGCAATTGGATATGTTGACGGAAGTTGTATGACTCTTTAAGTCCCATTCCTGAGCGCACTGCATTAAATAATTTTTGCGCTTCTTTAAATCCAGTTGGTAATCCTTTTGCAAACAATTCAAAGTTGTTATCTTTGGCTGCTGCTCGCATCTTGCTTGCAGACATGCCGCTAACGTCTTCAGAGTCCGGATCACGTTCGCCAGCAGATACAACCTGTACGCCGCCCTCAAAATTGTAGAATCCTGTTGCACGCTTCTCTCCGTTATATTTGTTGAGAGTCTTATCAAACTCTGCAACTCGGTCAGAACCAACGACGAAAGAAACTTGACGATATCCTTGTTCGTACAAAGCGTCTAGTGCATCAAATGCAGTTTTAATATTACCTGCGGAAATAATAGAACGCGCATGACGTGGAAACATCTTGCGCATGAATTTAATTTTGTCGTTATAAGATAGTGGATTCTTTTTAGGATCTTCACTATGAGATGCATATACACGATATGCACCACCTTTAGCAACTTCATGAACTTTGTCTAAAAGTTTTTCATGACCTACTGTAGGTGGATTGAATCTACCAAATGTAAACGTTACATGTCCAGTAGATTCTTTAAGGTATTCTTTAAAATGCTTCATCAATTAACTCATATTATTTTGATTGCCAACATTACCTACATTCGCATGTGTCTTTCTACGAATGTCATCTTGCTTGACACGACGAATTAGCTTGCGTGATAGACGTGCAACTGCACCCTTCATCTTTGCAAGTTTAAGGTCTACTGCTTTTCTTTGTGTAAGTGGGATTTCTGAACGTGAGCGACCTTGGTATAGGCGTTTAATCAGAATATTGCGAGCGCGTACTTTGGCTCTAGATTGGATGCGATCTGAACTAGCTAAGCGATGAGCTTGCATCTTTCTAGCTAATTGAATTCTTGCCGAACGGCGAATGAACTGTTGTTTCTTCTTGATACGTGCAGATGTATCAAGAACTTCATTAATAGTAGTGAGTTCGTCGTCAGTCAATTCGACTGAGTCAGAGATGACGTCAAACTCTTGTGAGTATTCTTTGAACTTTAACATTTATTTTCCCATTAACCTCGGTTAGGACTATCCCAACCTTTGATAATATCTGGATTGAAGTTGTTCGTAGAGAACTCAAGGCGGTCAACCAGCTTAACAGCCCCTCCACCAATCCTATCAATTGCAACAAAACCTTCGGCGCCTGTGACCTTGAAACCGTTCTTAGTCTTAACAAACGTCTTAGTAGTATTGATCTGGTTAAGCTTATTTATAATAGTTTCTTTCGCAGCAACAACTAGTTTTTGCAATTCGAATATTTTTGCTAAATCATTTTGATGAGCATCAATAGAATCTAATACTGATTGACGCTTTGCAATCTTTGCATCTTTAGATTTATCTGTCTTTAATTTATCAATGTCTTTTTGATAC